CCGGAGGTGAGAGCGAAGAGCTAGTCTATAGGGATGGATTGTCATATGATAAGAAGAGGTTCAGATGTTCTGAACTATCTCATTGTCATGTGTACTTTATCCGTGAGCCCCTTAAGCTTCGAACGATCACCGCCGGCACTCCTTCTCTATACGGCGGCCTCGGACCAATGCTGTATCATTTGCGCTCCGGACTGAAGAATTTTAAATGCTTCAGTCTGACTCGACAGACTTCAAGTCCGTCGATTCTTTATGAGCGAATGAATCGTAAGCCATTGGGTCTCGGCGATAGCGCGATCGGTCAAGAGGAGTGGGACATGTTCATTTCTGGCGACTTTCAACAGTCGACCAACGATTTGAGCATGCAAGCCACTTCAATTGCCGTTCGTGCAGCCTTTGAAGGCCAAGCCTGGGAAGTAGCCAATCGGGCCCTTGGGCCACAGACGATAGAGATACCCGGAGATGTTTCTCGTAGCTGCGTGCAGCAGCGGGGTCAGCTCATGGGCTCTCCTTTGTCGTTTCCATTCCTGTGCGTAATCAACGCCGCTCTCGCGCGTCTAGCATATGAAATTGTTCATCCAGAGCTCATAGGCCTTGGCCTAGATGAGTTCCCTTTTCTGGTAAATGGTGACGATTTCTTGGCGCGTGCTTCGCAGTCGATCTATGATGTCTGGCAGAAGTGCTTAACCGTTGTGAGTTGGAAACTCTCACCCGGGAAAAGCTACTTCTTGCCTCGACTCGCACAGATTAACTCGGAGACCCGTCACGTTTATCGCTTGGTAGAGCGTGACGGTCGGCCGGCGGTTGGCAAGCGTATTACGTACTGCTTTTCCGAACCAATTCCTTTTCTAAATGGCGGATATCTTCACCAGATGAAGAAGACTGTTAAACAGATTGACTCTAGCACGATCGAGACTATGTCTCTCGACTGGCAAAGTCGGTATCGTAGCTTTGTCCGTCTCCCTAACCGCATGTGCGCTCGCGCGAAAGAGGTTATGGAAACGAACTTGTCTCGTCTGTTGCAGGAGCTCTTCATGGAAGAGAGGACCCCGTTCCTACTGAATTTACAAAATCCAGTCGGGATGGGTGGTCTAGGTATACCTAATGGTCGTGATTATGACCCTGTGTTAACCTATTACGGGCTCCATTGTGAGCGTCCTGTTCGCGAAGGTCTACGAGACCTTTCTCGCGTGCACAAACGCCCCGAATGTGAGCCGCCTCTCCTGGTGTGGCGTGAGGTTATGCTCCCTCACGGTCCTGTCCGCTGTCCTCCTCCTGCTCCATCATGGATGGATACCCTCTCTAGTGTCGTGGCAGATTTGCGACACTGGGCTGATCGTTCACTAGGTGTGAAACCAATGAGCGTTTGCGGCTGGGATGGGGTTCGAGTCGTTGGTCCTGAGTTGCGTATGATTCAACTAGAAGCTCCAGTTTTTAATTGGAGCATGGTTGGCGAAAGCCTTTCTAGCTATCTACTACGCCTCAGTCCCTTCGGTGGTTCCACGCAGTAAGACTGCGCCTCGAATACCCTGCTTAGTGCCGTTTC